ATTTAGGATTTTTTGGGCAAAAGAAAAGAAGAAATATGACAAGCCTAAAGAATTAGAACAAATCTTATGGGTACATCTGAAGGCAGTTAAGCTCGATGACCCAGAGAAATTTGAAGCTGGATTAAAACACTTCGGTTTGAAGAAAGTTAGATAAGGAGAATTTCAATGTCACTAAGACTAGTAACATCTTTCGTAAATACCAATATTCCTGACAGTTATCCTAACATTACTGTACAAAGTAATCCAGTAGGACTCGGTTCTTCGGGTATCATCGTTATTATTGGCGAAGCAGACGGTGGCCCTAGCTACCAGAGCGTAGTATTGGCCAATAACAAGTTTACTCCAGATCAGCTCGCCAAAGTTCAAGCTATGTATGTCAGCGGTCAGCTAGTTGATGCTATGCGCGCCCTGTCGGCTCCTTCTAACGATTCCGATATCACGGGCACCGCTAATGCTGTGTATCTCGTTAAGACGAACTCTGGCACGAAAGCTTCTGCCCTTGTAGATACTGACTATGGTACCCTGTTTGATAAAAACTGGGGTCTTCCTGGTAATCTGTACAAGTACCAAATTAGCTCCATCAATGTTGAAGCAGCTCCAGAAGTAGCTGGCGGTACCATTCCTGCTCTTGGCGCACCTCTTAACGGTGCTACCTTTAGCGTTAGAATCAATGGCGGCGCTCTAGTCGCCGTAGCCCTTAGCGGCACCACTGGCGCTCACGACACTATTCCTCACCTTGTAGTTGAACTCAACTCCGTTCTTCCCGCTGGCGTAGTAGCCTCTGCTGGCTCTGCTCCTAGCTCCGTTCAGCTTAATGTAAGTCCAGATGCTGGCGCTTATCGCAAAGGCTGGGGCAAAGCTCTTGAACTAGTTGACTCTACTCCTGGAGACCTTGCTTCCCTAGGTCTTCCCGCTGGTGTATTCGCGTCTGCTCAAGAACCTGGCGTAGAAGTTAGTATCGTTCGCCCTGACATTAATGTCAGTGAAGCGATTGACGTAAATGCTGTAATAGGTCTTTTCGTAGGTTATCAAGGTACTACCGGTACTCTGACGATCTCGGCTGCCGGTATTTTGACTACTACTGTAGCTGGCGGCATTGGCGCTAGTCTTACTATTGACCTTTCGCAATACAGAACTATTTCTGATCTTGCTGCGTTTATTTCTGCACAACCTGGCTATACTGCCGTAAGCGCTGCTAATGCTCAACAATTGCCTCCAAAAAATACTTTGGACCTTGTAACAGCTATCGGCATCGCTTCTAGCGCTGTCGGTGTTACTCCAGGACGCATCAAGAAATCTGCCTTTGATTTCCAAGCTGCTATCGCCAACTCGCTTTCTCTTAACTTTGTTCCTGCTATTACCGGAGAAGCTGGTCTGCCTGCTCCAATGGTTAACGCAGTATTCTTGTCTGGTGGCGCTCGCGGCGCCACGCAGTCAGCTGATATTGTTAACGCACTAGCTCAAGTTGCCGGTATTCAGTGTAATATCATCGTTCCCCTGTTCTCTCAGGATTCTTCGCAAGATATCATTGCTGGGAATACTGATAGCGGAAGTACCTACACGATCTCTGCCATTAACGCAGCTGTGAAGAGTCACTGTATTCAGTACAGTACGCCAAAGCTCAAGAGGCACCGTATCTGTATCTTGTCGATCAATGATACTTACAATAATTGCAAAGAAGCTGCTCAAGGTCTTGGCAATTATCGCTGCTCGCTTACGATGCAACAAATCGTTCAAGACAACTCGGTCGGTGTTGCCACTCAGTACCTTCCTTGGTACGGCTCGTGCCTCGCTGCCGGTATGCAAGCTGGTGGATTCTACAAAGCTATCGTCAACAAGGCTGCTAACGTAATCAGCTATGTCGATCCAGTTGGATTCGATTCTGGAAGTCCTGGTGACGTAGAAGACGCTCTAAACGCTGGTCTCTTGTTCTTGTCGAAAGACACAACGAGAGAATACTGGGTTAGTGACCAAACCACTTACGGTTTCGACACCAACTTTGTATACAACAGCATTCAGGCCGTATACTGCTCTGACATTATCGCCCTAGACCTAGCTCAAAGCTTCAAAGTTGCCTTCGTTGGTAAGTCTCTTGCCGACGTAGACGCCGCTACCGCTCTCAGCTACCTAGCTCAGAAAATGGATGGCTACAAGAAATTGAAATTGATCGCTGGTAGCATCGACGCTCCTCTTGGTTACAAGAACCAAAGTGTCAGCATCAGTGGTCCTGAAATGGACGTTGGAGTTGAGATCAAGCTCGCTACCGCTGTGTACTTTATCCCACTCAACCTCAACTTCAGCCAAGTTCAGAGCGCTGCTTAATATTTAAGGAATAAGGAGAATTATATATGCCTTCAAAAGTCCTCACTGGCGCACGAGCCAAAGTTTACGTAAACAACCAACTGGTTGGTATTTACGAAACTTGTACATACAACATGAACATCGGCACTGAGCCAATTCATCTTCTTGGTCGTTATAGCCCAGACGAGATCACCCCTACTTCTTATGAAGCTGTGACGATCTCTTGCTCTGGATTTAGGATCGTAGGTCAAGGTCCACACGTTCTACCCGCAGTGCCAAAGATCCAGGATCTATTGACCCTAGAAGGCGTAAGTATTGCGATCGTTGATCGCCAGTCTGGGTCTACTATCCTCATTGCTATCGGTTGCGTGCCAAACTCAATGAATGGCAATCACAATGCAAGGGCTACTTCTAGAATCACCATCAACTATACTGGTCTCAGACTTAGCGATGAATCTGGCGATCAAGACGAAAGTGCAGGGGCCGTAAGCCTGCCTTAATCCGAAACCACTGAAAAGTGACAAAGGGCTCCAGAGAAATCTGGGGCCTTTTTTGTTTCTATGATATAATCAAGGTCTAAATGACTAAATGGACTAAAGAATATCAAAAGGAATACGACAAAGCTCGGCACAAACGAATGTATGCCGAAAAAAGTCGTCGCCAAGAGGAAAGGCGTACAGAACTTAGAGAATGGTTCGCAGAGCTAAAGTCTACCCTAAAATGCGGTAGATACCCAGAGAATCATCCTGCATGTCTGCAATTTCATCATTTAAGAGATAAAACTATAGAAGTTTCGTGTATGATAGGTATGGGGTATGGAAAAGAAAATATCTTGAAAGAAATAGGAAAATGTGTAATACTTTGTGGTAACTGTCATGCTAAGGAACATTTTAACGAGAGACAATCTATACATCATGAGAACGAATAAGAATTATAATCTACTCCCACATCCTAGGAACCCACATATGTAAGGGCTTGTTGATTATTTTTGTCTGTTACTCCCCAAGCCCTCTGCGGAAACGCATCGAGGGCTTTTGCTTTTAAACTTTGGAGATTTTATGCAGCGATACGCGCAAACACAACTAGTAGTAAGTCAGCCTGGCCAGACGGTTCGCCCTGGAAGCGAAAGGACGCAAGTTCAAATCTTGCCTACTAGACCATTTTCATCTAACAAAGGTAGCTGCCGGTTAGCTACACCAGTCTGTAAAACTGGAGCCCTTCGGGGCTTCGGAGGTTCAACTCCTTCTTGTTAGACCATTTATAACGATTTGTCTGAGGCCGAAGAGTCGAGGCCCTGTCCTGTGAAGACAGGCGAAGTGGGTGCGAGTCCCATCAGGCAGCCCATTTTGTCCTAATCTTACCTATATCTACATAGGGTTGTAGATCAAGGGAAATGGGATATGGCGCTAGAACGTAGTTGGAACGTAGTTCCACCGCAAGCATTTACGGCTGATGGTACCGCACAAGGTATTATTACGCTAGCTAATACAGCTGGTTTCAAGACCAAGCAAATAGCCTATCTCTCCTCCTCCACACTCCCTACACCCATAAACGTTAAAATCATGAAGGTTCTGTCCCCTACTATGCTCATAGTAGGGCCTCCAAGCGCCAATGTAACGTCTTGGATGCCTTATGATATCTCTGCCTATACTTTGGCCGCTGGAGCCACTATAGGGGCTGCAGAGCAGGGTAAAACAGCGAACCCGCCCGATGGTGACCATTACAAAGCGGTCTACGAATCAGACCCCACCGTAGCCGATAGGGTGGTCTTTGTAGACCAATACGGTAATTTCTACGATAAGAACAACCCAATGCCC